GCCGCCAATTCGGCCGCGCGGACTTCGGCCGCCTCCGCGTCGCTGTAGATCACAGCCTTACGCTTGCACCGGCAATTGATGTCATGGCCGGGGTGGCCGGTGTTCGCCGGCGGTTTGTCATTCCTGAACCGCTTGCCATCGTTCGCCTTGTGCGTCGGCCGGACCACATCGTCCCCAACCGTCTTCCACACATAGAACGCCAGCCCGGCTTCTTCGAACCGCGCAGCGTCCAGAGCGTCAGCGAACTTCGCCAGCTGGTCCCGTGCGATCAGGCGCGCGCGAGCCTTGCCGAAGTCCAGACCTTCGCGCAGCTGCTTCGCCAGTTCGCGGTTCGTGGTCCCGTCCTGATAGGCGGTCCACACGCGCTCGCTGATGCGCTTTTCCATGTCGGCCGACAGGTTCTTGATCAGACCCACGTTGCGCTCTGTTGAGGCTGTGACCTGTTTGCGCACGCTGCCAAGGTCAAGGATCGGGGAAATGTCCAGCCGCGTCCCGCCCTTCACCACGCCCACCCACCGGGTCCGGTGCCATTGCTCCACCCGCCTGGTCCAGTTCGGGATCAGCGTTTCTTGGAAGGCGGCCACGGCCTGTGCCGGCGCAATGTGCGTGGCCATGATGGACTTCACCACGTTTTCGGTCAGCTGTGCGGCCACCCATCCGGAAGCGATCCCCGATCCGGCGCGCTGGTAGGCCAACACCACCGGATAGATGATCGCGTAAAGCTCATCTTCCAGCGACTGCGTGAGTTCGATTGCGGCAAGGATTTTCGTCACCTTGACGCCGGCGGCCGCGGCCATCGCTTCCAGATTGAAGTCAGCCATTCGCCACCACAGGAACCGCGATCATCAGGAAGCCACCGGCCAGCATCATGGCGCCCTTGGCCGTGGTCCTGATCCGGCCGTCTTTGTGGGCGACGCAGAAAGCCGCAATGACGATCACTGCAACAGCAACACCAATTCCGATCTGCATCACGTCACCGCCATGGCTATGGTTCCCACCAGACAGATAAGGCTGCAATCGCGGAAGGCGATGCGCAAGCGTTCAAGGCGCCCGATCCCGAACACCGCTGCCATGGACATGAAGGACAGGCCGGCCATTAGCGTCAGGAAGGCGGTCATTCCACCACCGGGCCTTTGTCGTCGTCTTCTTCGCCCGGCTTCGGTTGCTTGTTCGGGTCCAGCGGGATTTCCGCCGGCGCCGGCCGCTTTTCTTCCAGTTCGTCCGGCTTCAGCTTGGCGATGGCGGCCGCAAGCCCCGGATACATGCCGGACGACTCCATCCGGGTCTGGATGCTCTGTTCCAGCGCAATGATCGGGATCATTCCACTGTTCGCGTAGGCCGTATCAGCCTCCGCGTTCATCTTGTTTATTTCGGCCAGTTCCTTCAGCGACATCTTCCAGATGGTTGGGTAGTCATACCAGATTTTGTCCGTGCGCTTCGATCCCAGCGCGTGCTTCACCAGCAGATCATCCAGCGAGCGCATGGCCGGCCGCAAGCGATCTTCCTGAAGCGCGTTGATCGTCTGTGCGTAGTTCCGCAGATCGCTTTCCCCGGTGGCGTTCATGCCGGCCGGCGATTGCGACAGGAAGCGAGTGGCGGGGATGTCAGTGGCGCCGGACACCACTTGCATGAAGTAATAAAGGACCTTGTCCACGTTCGCCAAACTGAAGTTCTTGGAGTCGTACTTCTCTTTTCCGCCCATCAGCAGAATTCGGTATAGGCCCTTACCAAGCTTCAGCAGTTCCATACGCCGGGACAGCATGTCGGTTGACTTCTGGTCCCCTAGGTACTGTTCAAGATTTTCCATCTGGACAATGTCCACCTTGGCTTCTTCGATCAGCTGCGCGCCGGCGCTGTTCGAAGCGGCCGCATCGCGCACAGCATCGCGCAGCGCGTCCAAGATGCTATCCCCCCACACGTCCGCCTCTCGCGCGGGATCGGGATATGGCGCGCCAACAAAGCGGGTGACGCGCGAATAGTGAACTTTGGCCTGGTTCGCGTTGCCCAAAGTCAGCTGGTAGTATTCGGCCTGGCCATAGAAGTCCTTCGCCGGGTCCCAGCATATTTCGCCATCGGGTGTCAGGTTGTGCCCGGCCACGGGAATAACACGCTTCAAGCCACCGCGTGGAAGCTTGTCGGCCGTCAGCGGCATGGCTGCATTGTCGGCCGTGTAGGCGATCACCGCGCCACCGCCATAGAGCCGGGAATATTTCAGCGCGGTCTTCACAGCCGTTTTCAGCTGCAAATCCTTTTCCGCATTTTCCAGCGCTGTGATCTGGCGGTCTGATGCCTGCCACTCGCGCCATTCCTGCGTCATGTCGTCGGCCGGGATGTCCACAGCCTTCCGGCACATCCAGTCCGAACGGTACATGGTTTCGAGTTGGTGCGGATCGGTCTTGGCGAAGGTGTAGTGATCGCCGGCGCGCCGCACGCTCGCCCCACCCATGCCCACCAGCGCGTTGGACAGGCCATCGGCTGAACTGATGCGGGCGGTTCGCGCATCCAGAGCCTTGGCGCGTGTCTTCGTGCCGGCGCCGGCGGATTTTCTAGCAGCCATGTTCAGCCCCCTAAAGCAGACTCATAAGGTCGGCCGCTTGGCCTACCATTTCCACAACCGCATCCATAGTCGGGTCCACCTGATCGTCAAAGGTGCCGGGGAACGCCAACAGTTCGGCCAGATATTCTTTCATCCACGGTTCTTCTTCCGTCACGGGGAAGACCACCAGACCATTGGCGAAGGACGGTTCAACGTCCATTGCCCGCGTCCACTTGTCTTTTTCGCGCGGGATCGCTTCAACCGGGATGTTCCCGCCGGCTTCGGTCGGAAGCGTCTGGATCAGCGTGGTTCCGCTGACTTTGTCTTCAATCTTCATCACCCGAAGGATGCCGCGGCCGTTGATCGCGTCCTGTTTCTTGCATTCGGACCAGAACGCCTTCGCGTTGGATTGCAGCTGCGGCGCTGTCCACTTCCCGCGGACCTGGCCAAGCAGATACGCCTTGCCGTCTGTCCCTTTGCCCCAATGCTGGAACACGCTGTAATCGTTTTGCTCGCCTTCCTTCTGTGCCGTGTCCGCATAGATCACGCGATATTCAAGGTTCGGCTGATCCTTGCGCCGACAGAACCGGAAGTATTCTTCAAGGAAGATTTTGCCGCCGGCCGCAAGCGGGTTCTGCTGAATTTGGGACGCGAAGACATACTTAGCCTTGGCCAGCTTCGCGAGCGCTTCCGCATTCAGCTTCTGTTCCCACAGCGGACCATCCGGAAGTCCGTGCGCAATCGGAATGCCGTGGGTGTAGGCGTCGGGATATACCACCGCGTTGTCCACAAGACCGGGAAGCATTAGGTGGTGCCAGTATTCGCCGGACCCACCCTTCAGCAGAAAGCCGGACAAGTCGTCTTCGTCCAGACGCTGCATGATCACAATCACCGGGACACGTTCGTCCGCCGGCCGCGATCGAAGGGTGTTCAGATAGCGGTTGTTCACCGCCTCGCGCTCGCCCTTCTTGCGCGCATCATCAGGCTTCAGCGGATCGTCTATCACCATGGCGCCGTTGAACCTGAACGGCTCGCCCGGCATAAACATTCGGCCTGCGCGGAAGCCGGTAATGGTCCCCTTCGCCGGCGCGGCCAAGAACTGTGCGCCGCGTGTCGTCCGCCACAGACCCTTCTTGCCAACGTCCGTCCGGATCGCTGTGGCCCACAGCGCCTGGTATTCTGGCGACAAGATCACGTCACGGATTTTGGTGGAGTTGTCTTCCACCAGCGTGTCACTGAAGGACGTGTGAAGAACCACCGCGTTCGGATACTTCGCCATCATGCGGGACACCCACATGATCACCACTTCCATGGTCTTGGTGTAGCCCGGCGGAATGTTGATGATCAGGCGCGGGATTTCCCCGAACTCCACCTGTTCCAACACGTCCGCGATCACGATGTGATGTTGACCGATGAAGAACGGTTCCCCGAACACTTCACGGAAGAAGAACTGGCAATAGTCTAGGTGGTTCACTTCGCAGATGGTCTTTAGCGCCATCCGTTCGCGCGTGGTGGCCAAGTCCAGTGCGCCGGCGTCGCGTAACATCTAGCCGCCGGTTTTGCTGGTGATGAACCGGCGCCGGGCTGCATCGAAGTCCGCGGCCGTCAGTGGAGCGTCCACGGTGGCCACAGCTGCGGTGACGTTCTGATCATGCTGGATCGGACCTTCATCCTTCCCGACATGCTCCACCACCTGGCGCCCCCAGCCGCGATCCCGGCCCCACGTATCCATGACCTTGTTGGCCGCGGCCTGGTTGCCGGCCTTCATGTTCTTGATCGTCTGGTGTTCGGCAATGTCCACGATGATTTCGCGCTGTTCCACCATCGTGTTCAAAAGCTCCGGATCGCTGTTGATCCGCTTTTTGATGCTGCGGTAATTCAGCCCTTCGGTTTCGCACATCGCATAGATGTTCCCGTGGTGACGCATGATCATTTTCACGATGTCTATTTGCGTCAGTGGTGCGCGGCGCTTCTTCAGCGGTTCGCCATCCACGCCAATTTCGTGTTCTTCGCCCATTCCCGACTCCAGATCGGGCCTTTTCGCCCAATACGTGCGGCCGCGTCAATGAAGGCGGGAATACCAGACACAGGACTCGAGTCCCTGCCAACACGCGAGAATGACCACGGAAACCTTCAGCGCCGGCCACCACCAGCGCTTCACGATGTCCAGAATTCGGTCAATCACGATCGCCGCGGCTTTCCAGATAGTCCGCGGCCTGGCCCATGCGGGTGTCCCACTCAGGCCATATGGCGCGCTTGTTTGGACCTGATCCGAACGCCATTCCGAATGCGCCATATGCGGCCATCAGAACCGCCAGCACGGGCGCCACGAACTTGACCAGCCATGACTGCGCGTGATTGCGGAACATCGTCCGGCCGATCGCCCACCACGCCACCAGTAGCCAAGCCACCGCGGCGATAGCGCGCAGCCATTCGGGGATCATGGGTGGCCCACGGCTTTGAAGATGAAGAACAGCACGGCGCATGACAGCATCAGCAGCGCGCCGCCGGCGAAGGCTTGCTGGTTCACGGCTTCACCACGGGCGTGACCGGGATCAGCATGGGGACGAACACCACGAACAGAAGGACCATGATGGCCACAACCAAGCCTAGCGCCGCCCACAGCTTCCACATGATCAGGTCCCCTTCGCCTTCGGAATTCGGGTGTGATACCCGAACTTCTGCGACATGGTAAGC